TTATCTTTGTAAGTAGTGACCGACTAGCCAAGTATTCCATTGCTTTATCCAATTACAGAGGAACATACCGACTTACCTTTATAATATATCCACCTTGATATAAGTAAGCCTACCTGCGTAAATATAACGCTTAATATTAAAGTGTTTTTTAATGTGGTTTCTTCCACAAAGTATATTCATAATTTGGCTTTTATAGTAGATTAGTCCAACCCTACTGCTAAAATCAGCATATATAAACTTCTTTTCCGGTTATAGCCTGTACTCTTTCCTTAAACACCTCAGCATTACTGTTATCATTGCTTAGATGTAAAAGATATATCTGTTTTACCAGGCTTAAATCAAATGACTCCAATGTTTGTATAGTTGTATCTATACTCATATGAGAAGTTATTACTCTCTTAGCTCTACCTGAATCCTTATAATTAATTTCGGCATTCCCTAAAAGTATATCCGGATCATAGTTAGCTTCAATCAAAATATGAGTAAGACCCTTAAATATATAGCGAATATAATATGTATCTGTAAGGTACAATAATTTTTCTTTAGTTTCCTTACTGTATACTAAAAATCCCAAGGGCTCAGGTACATCATGCTCTACATCAAAAGGAAGTATCGTAAATGTACCTACCTCAAATTGTTCCAATGCCTTTACTTTATGGATACGGTGTCCTTTTAAATTCGCCATATCAATAGTGCCTTGGCTTGTATAAATGTTTACACCAAACTTTGCCAAATCCTTTGCTGCTTTCACATGATCGCTGTGACCATGTGTAACAAGGCAACCGCTTAACCTTGATACACTGTAGTCACACCCCACTTGAATCTTTGTCAAAGTTATGCCTGCATCAAGTAGCAAACTACTTTTTCCATCACTTATATAGTATGCATTTCCACTGCTACCTGATGCTATAGGTCTTATTATCAAAATTCCGGTTGATTGCTTATAATCTCTTCAGATCCTTCAGCTTCCTGCGGTTGTTCAGCAGATTTTTTAGATATTGATGCAACCTTAATGTTTTCTTTAACCTTTGTCATAGCATCATCTTCTATATCTATTACTATCTGTCCTGCATTAGATCTTATAAGTTCCTGTGCTTCCATATCGGCCATCCTTATCTCCTGCAACTTCATATATTGATAAGAATCATCTATTTTCTTAGGATCTCTCGGCATATTCTTTGCGCTGTAAACCTCTCTTTTTAGAGTTTTTAAGCACATTTCATCATACCATCCGTCTGTCTCAACCTCTTTTCTCTTGCCCTTTTCCCAAACTGTCTTTGTACCACCCCAAAATTCTCCTGCAGCCTTTTCAGGTCTGCGCTTCATAATATCTTTCATAGTCATGATGATAAGTTTATTTTTTTCAGGATCTTTGTATTCTATATATCCAAATCCACCTACAATATCTCCTCTATCGAAAGCATTATTTATTTCAAACACATAGCTTTCAATTTTATTATCATGGCTACGCTTTATCGGTTTGAATGTATCTGTGCTATATACCAACTCTGTAGTTACTGATACCGGTTTTTCTAATGCATACTTAAGTGCAATGTACTGTATTCCGTTATAGCCTGGAATAAGAGTGACGGTATACATCTTTGTACCTGACTCACATGTCTTGTTATTATTCTTAAATGGAATTGCACTTAAATGATTGCTTTGCATCATATCAAGCCCCATTCTTGCATAATATACTACATCAAGTGCAAGTGCATTCAAATCAACAGTATTCCATGTAATAGGATTAGGATCATCATAAGAATGATCTGAATTATTAGCATTTTTATATATTCGCTTTTCTTCCGCTGCTTTCAATGCTCTATCTATTGATATAAAGTACCCTTGTATAAGTTGTCTCTGATAATCTGTAACCTGTATAGCTCCGGCCGTACTTCCAAACTCCCTAAGTACCTTATTTGTAAATTTCTCACTATTACTTGTAAGCAATAAGCTTTGCTTTTCCTTAGTTGCTACTTCTGTTGCTTTCTCATTTGTTGTCATATTAATCCTCTCTTTCAAAATTTATAACTTTATCTTTTTTAGACACAATCAACTTTATAAGCTGTGTCTTTGTTTTATTAAACTTTGTCACTGATTCTGCATTATCTAAAAATAGTGGCATTTCAACTCTATAATACTCTGAAAGAGTATCTATAAGCTCAAGTCCGGCATTAATTCTTGCAGCATTATTTGCACTCTTAAAAGGTACTAACCCGGTCTGACATGGTACTAGTGCTTCACAATCATCAGCTATGCCTCCATTTTGTTGTTCAATGAAAAGCCTAAATTTAAGTGTCTTAAAACGATTATTTATTTTTTCATCCAGCATCCTTGTCTTTGCTTTTATAAACTGCTCACAAAGATATAGTCCCTTACTAAGATTTTCATACTTTCCGGCAAGTTCATTTTCTTTTTCTTCAAGTTCTTTTATTCTTAGATCCTGTCTATTAAACATATCTATTTGTGCCTTTTTACTTTGCTCATTTTCCAGTTCCTCATTAAGCTTATCGAGTTTATCTTTTATAGCATTCTCTGTTACATATGATGCAGACTTTATATCTCTTTGCATTAATTTAAGTTTTTCAAGTTCATTATTTAATTCCATATAGCCTTGAGTTGACTTATATGGAGTAATGTCTACTAAAGAACTTTCCGCCTCACTTATAAGCTGTGATATATCTTCTTTCTTGCTTTTAAGCTCTTCAAGTTTTGATTCATAAGCTTTTATTTCTTCTTTTTTACTTTCTATCAATACCTTACTGCACTCAATTTTCCCCTTTTCATTAATATCTGAAAGACGCTTAGCCTTTGCTATGTTAAACATCTTCTTTGATTCTTCTACTTGTTCTTCCGGAAGTTCTCTTTTACAGGTAGGACAGACAGTCATACCACCCCATTCCTTAACATTTTCCTCTGTATATTCCTTAAGCAAAGACTCTCTTTTTGATATGATTCGGTTAAGATCGTATTCACTTTCAGTGTAAGATGCAGATATATGCAATATTTCTTTATCCATATCTGAAAGCTGTTTTTGCAAGTCATTTATCCTTGCAAAAGTAATCTTATTCGTATCATTCTCAATTCTTATATGTTCCGTTTCTCCTAATGATATTTTCCTTTCAACTTCTGATATTTGATTAAGTATTGATAACAGTGTCGCATTCTCTTTATCTGAAAGTTCAAGCTCCAGATTCTTTTGTTCATCCCTTATGGCCTTTATTCTTTCGTCTATAACAGCAGGAATAAATTCATTTATATCAGGCTTTGCTTTTTGAGCCTCATCGATTCTTCCCGGAATATCCTTCAGCTCTTTGTCTGTTAATAACCTCTCCTTATCTGCAATCTGTCTATACTCATCAACTGTATATAGCTCTGTAGTATCCCCTTTCTTAATTAATATCTTACTAAGTTCTGATAGATCCGGATTTTGTGATATAACATCCTCAAAATCTACATCACCGCATATTTCAAGAAGAATTCTTCTTCTATCAGCTGTCTTCATGTTATCTAAAAAGTAATCATATGAAGTGAGCATCTTTGCAAGCTCTTCACTTTTATAAAGTTCAAGAAGAGTCTTTTTAAATCCTGTTTCATTTACCGGTACCCCATTTATCTCATAGTCTGTTGAATGTCCTGAAAGTATAGGATTAGCACCACCTCTTACTGTTTTATAAATCTCGTGAAAATCTTTCTTTAATACTATCTCTGCACCGGTTTCAAGTTGCAGTTTAAGTTCTACGACATGGTTTAGCTTGTGACTTCCTATTGTCTTAGGTGTATAATTTTTTTCCTGTGTAGATGGCTTTCCATACATAAGCCATGTAAAAGCGTTATATATCGTGCTCTTACCTGTTCCATTATCACCATATACTGAACAATCTTTTCCTTGCATATCCAGCTCTAAACTCTTTATACCTTGAAAATTTTCAAGTTTCATTTTTAACAGTTTCATTTATCCCCCTATTTAACAAAAAGTACTATAGTTATCATAATTACATTCAAAAATGCTAATCCTAATAATCCTGATAAGAATATTTTTTTCATATTGTAGGACAAAGCCTTTAGCTTTTTGACTTCTCTCTTAAGTGCAGTTATTTCAACTATCTGCATACCCTGTTTTTCTTCCAAAAAATTCAAATATCTATCCAGTGATACCTCTTTTCTATCTCCTGCTAATGTTTGTATTATTGCTCCTCCTGAAATTGACATATTTCCCTCCTTAATCTTGAAAAATTTTCAGTTTTATATTTTTTTCCCCGCCTGCGCCAGTGCCTCTTCCTTCGTGATGTAGAAGTAAAGGTCTGTAGAGCTTACCTTGAATCTGTCGTATTCAAAACCGCTATCGTAGGCGCATTCCTTTTCAGTTAATATATAATCCCTGTTTTTAAGTGTAACCTCAATCGGATCATAGCCATCTTTTAATCTTTCCATTAATTCAATGTACAGCACTTCCGCCCTACATTTTCTTGTTGTTCCTGAGCTTCTCTGAGCCCATGTAGGAATAGATACTTCTACTAAGCAGTCATTGCCTTCAAAGTCCTCTCCTATCGTCCACCCTGTAAACTCTCCCTCCGTCGGGCACACCGGATAAATACCGACTGTATTATCAAATTCAGCTGTAATGATGTTTGTGTCCTGAAGGTTTGCCTCAGTCAGATTAGCCTGTGCAAATGATGTACTGTCTAAATCAGCGCCCTCAAAGCTTGCCTCAGTCAAGTTTGCCGATAAAAATACAGCATCTTTGCAGTTAGTGTTATTAAAGTTAGCCGACCATGCATTTGCGCATGAGAAGTCTGCATTTTTTAAGTTTGCGCCTTCAAAATTTGTACTGACAAGAACTGTATCTATAAAGCAAGCTCCCTCAAGGTCTGCATTGCTAAAATTTGCCCCTGATAAGTTCTGACCTTTGAAGCTCCATCCTCTCAGATCCATATTTGCGAAATTGTTGTTTAAAGTCTCTTTTAATTCTTCCTTTTTCATATTGCCTCCTTTTTTAACACACATATTTTTGATATGAATTTTCGTGCCAGATGTCGATGCCGATTTCGTAAAGCTTATTCTTAACTGACGATACAGACCTTCCAATAGCCTCTGCTCTTTGCTTTATTGTTAAGCCTCTTTGCTGCAATTCCCTCAATGTTTTAAGCTCCTCAACCGTCCAAAACATTTTGGAATGAAGATTTCCGCTCGCCAAAGCCTTTTTCTTGAGTCTCACGCTACTACAACCGCGATTTAGCTTTTTAGCAATACTTGCTAATGACTCACCATCAGCCACAAAACTTTTCAGGAGCTCAATCTCTTCATCTGTCCACCTCCTGTACTGTTTCATATTGCCTCCCTTACTATCTTCCACTGAGACCTTGCAGGCCTTCTTCTCTTGCTTGCAAACTCCGCAGTTTGCAACTTTATCCTCTTTGCTATCCACTTATCAAAACCAGCCGTGTCGAAAACTATTGTTGAATTTGCTTTAGCCGGATTTACCTTAGTTGCGAAATTTTGTTTCGGGTCCCTGTAGGCTTCTAACAATAAAGCCTTAGGAAAACCCATACACTTAAGTTCCGATATATTCATAATTGCTTTTGGATACTCCATAATTTTCTCCTAATCTACCGCGTACTTATCCCAAGTGCTCTCATCAAAGAAATTCTTACCCATAAAAGACATTTTTCTATATATCTCGTTAGGGCTGTGCGGTACTCTAAGGGCTGCATTTTTAGCGTCTCCACCGTTTTCCATTATTTCTTTGACAATTCTTAATTCTTCTTTTGTCCAAGGTAAGGTTTTAGATACATAATTCTTCCAAGCCTCCTTATCGTACAGGTCAGTACCCATGAATTTTATCTTTGCAGAAACTGACACGCTTTTGCGATTTAATGTCTCCGCAATCTTTACAATCTTAGTGCCTTTAGCCTTAAGCTCTGAGAGTGTGGCTATTTCTTCTAAAGTCCAGCCCCTTCGCGGTGAGTATTCATTTTCTTCTTTTTTCATTTGTCTAAGTCCGTATCTTCATGATTTATAAGTTCTACCAACTCGTGAGCCACTATTGAAACTTGTTCAGCTGTTCCCTCTTTAGTTAAACGCTCAATATATCCGAGCAGTATCTTTTCTAAGGCTTCTTTGCTACTTTCTTTTTCATCCATGTTTATATTTTCTCCTATTTACTTTGTTCCCAATCTCTCCTAAACTATCTATACAGGCTCTGCCAAGCCGAGTAAATGAAAGGAGGGATATGAGTATGACTAAAGTTTATGCCTGCCTTGCAGGTGAATGGGTTTGTTTGAATGATGACTCCGAGTGTGTTATCGGTATAAATCATCAATCACCATTCATCTGGTGGGAAGAAGGTGCCGAAATCTACGCACCTATATCAAGAGCTAATGCTGATACTATGTATTCTCTTGATTATGTCCACATAAACTACAAGGGCAAAGACTGGCGTATAAACCCAATGTTTATTCAAATTGTGACCGAATAAGTCTGCCAACTTGTTCAGTGTCTGAGAGTTTGAGTTCCGGCTCAAGCTCTTTTAATTTGCCCTGAAACATCCTGTCCATACCTACCTTTAACATCTGCCAATTCCTGTAGGAAATTCCTTTCAAAGCTTCTGCATATTTAATCGCATTCTCTGTTTTCATTCTCGTTCTCCTAATCAACAACTACCAAAACAACCGCAGGACCATTTACCGATACCGACATATCTTTATGCGGTTCTGCAATTTTAACTTCTACACCTTCCCTCTTTTTGAGTTCTTCCACTAACTCACAAGTTTTAATATCTTTTAGTTCCATGCTTCTCTCCTATTTACTTTGTTCTCAATCTCCCCTAAACTATATTTACATATACACAACTATTCTTTACTGAAATAGTTTTAAGGAGGTACCTTATGTATTATCGAAACATAGTTGCACGACCAATCTACCCAGATCAGACCGTCTTAAATATCAGCTTAGAAATATCTAAAGCTTGTCCAATTTGCGATACAGGTAACATCAATGATCCAATTAATGCATATCATCTGTCAGGTGGTGAATCTGGCTTATTTGACATTTGTGCTGAATATTTTTGCCCTAAATGCAAGAAAATATATTTAGCATATTACACATGTCACACCTCTGACAAAAAGGCTAACTGCCCAATTAGAGGATATTCATTTGCAGTTAAAGAACTCCCCCATATACCTGATAGTGTAAGTAGAGTTTCTACCAAATTCTCAGATATATACTCTCAAGCTTTAGATACTGAATCAAAAAATCTAAATGAGCTTACAGGTATAGGTCTAAGAAAAGCACTTGAATACCTTATAAAGGATTACTCGATCTATAAACATCCTGAAAAGAATAATGAAATTCGTAAAGCTACACTATCCAATTGTATAAAGAACTACATTGATAGTCCTCGCATTAAGCAACTTGCTGTCGCTTGTACTTGGCTTGGCAATGACGAAACTCACTATGAACGAAAGCATGAAGATCGAGACATCGGAGACATGAAGTCATTCCTTAAAGCTTTAATTGCATTTATTGATTATGATATACTTGCTGATGAAGCCGATAAATTTATTTCATCATCTCGTGTAAATTAGCTGAACGTTGCCCGTACTCACGGGCAATGTTATTTGTCTCCATTTGAATATCGGTTTCCTTAATCAACAATCCGTCCATTGTCCAAAACTGAGTAATGTTTCTGAACGGGTCTTCCTCAGTCCCTGCTCCCCTCATTGCAACTGTTCTTATTACCTGTATAACATCTAC